CTTTGGGGAAGTTAGTCGCGCCCCGAGGATTTGCCTCTCTGTATAAGGAGGCTTTTGTAGGTATAGCGCGTGCTTATGAGCGCCCTTTACCGAAGACTAAGTACGTGGAATCTCCTTTTGGTTTCGCGTTGTCCACTTATGTTCCTGCTCGTTTGGAAGCCGGTGCTTATCTTAATTGGATTTCTAAGATGTGCCGGCCACGTGGGCTATCCATGTCCACTCAAGAGTATCTCCGTGCTAAGGAGATTTTGGACGATGAGTTTACTCCCTTTACGCGGGGGGGGTTGTCCACATGGGATGATATCCTTTGTGACGTTGATTGGACGAAGAGCCCTGGATTACCGTATGTTACCCAGGGCTGCTCAGATAAGAGAGCAGCATGGGCTAAGTTTGAACCTGAAATCCGTGCCCGTGCTGAGGCTTTGGTGCGTGGTGAGTATGTTGAGTGTATTTTTATCGCTACTCCTAAAGATGAGTTGGTATTGGAGGGGAAGGATGCGCGTATATTTTGTCCGGCCCCTTTTCATCATTGGTGTGCTTGTGCCTTATTGTTCAAGAAGTATTGTGATACACTCACTGAAACTTGTGGCAAGCATTCTTCTGCTGTGGGCATCAACTTATTTGGTGGTGGGTTAGAGCGTCTTTTGCGCCGAATCCAAGTTATGACTTATAAGTTCGATGCTGACCACAAAGGGTTCGACACCAGTGTTTCTGAAGGAGAGCCTGAGCGTGACCATATTAAGGTGGGGTTACCATCAATTTACCACCTTGGTGTTGATATGGTTTTTAATCTAGCACAGTGCCCTCGTGTAATGGTGTTCAACCAAATTCTTTCCATGACTTTCCAACCCTCTGGTTGGTACTTAACAACCGTTAATAATACTCATCGAAATTATAGGTTGTTAATTGAAGCATTTTGTTATCTTTACCACCAACGTTTCCATGAGTATCCTACTTTGGACCAAATTCGTGAGCTTGTTCGCACTGGTAATGGTGGTGATGATCTTGTGTATGGTACTATGTGCGTATGGTTCTCTGTGGTTGAGCTTGCTCGTTGGATGGAAACTCGTGGGCACTATCTTGAGACCGATAGTGTTGAGTCTCGTGACGCTTTTAGTTTGACTTTTTTTAGTAATT